TCGATCAACTCAGCCGCACACCACGCTGCGGCCTGCTCTGCGCAGAATTGCTGCGCCTTTCTGAATACCTCAAAACACCATGACCGCTCGATTGGACCAAGCCCGCGCCGACATGATGGACGCCCTCTACCGGGCATCAGGCCGCACCTGCGGCACCTACACCGGACTGTGGCAAGAGTTCTGCGGTGATCTAGCCGTCAACTTCCGGGATACCTACTACCCAGATCTGCTCAACAAGGTGGTGAGGGCCATCGACGAGACGGAATCAGTGATGAGCCAAAAGGTGGCGCAGCAGGCCATCGAGGTTTGCCGCCAGCAGCTGCTGGGCGATAAGTGGCGATGAAGGCCGACACCTTCACAGCGCCGGGCCTAATGGTGACGCGCCAGTGGGACCGCTGGAATGGGGCGCTGTTCATCGCTTGGAAGCCGAGCGTGAGCATGGCCTTCCGCGATCGCAAAGCACTGCTCAAGTTCGTGACATGGCCGGCCAAGACGCCGACAGGCGATCGGTTTCGGGAATGGCTGGCCAGCTTTGAGCAGCAGGCCCCAGAGCCGGCCCCTGCAGCGCCTGAGCTGTTGCCGGATGTGCTAGCCACTGGGTTCGGGCCAGAATGTCACCTCGATGAGACAGATCCGAACTATCAGACACGCACAGTCATCTGATCAGCGGCCGTCGCCAGAATCAGATCAGCAACGGCCTAGGTGGATGCAATGTTCGGCCCTGAAATCATCAGCTCCATCGAACGCGATGGTGGCACTATCGAAACGCTGCTGCCCGTAAAGGGTGAGGTCTACTACCGCAGCTGTGTGGGCAGCACCTGCCGCTACAGCAGCGATCTATGGCAGGCCGAGCTCTACCTCAATCAGCTGCTGGCCAAGGACTTCAGCTAGCCAGCCACTGCACGATCGCCCATTCGCCCAATGCTGACCAGAACGGCTGCTCACTCAGCCATTCACGCCACGGCCGATGGCCCTTTGAAGCATTGCATGAGAGGCAGCAGGCCACCAAGTTGCTCGGCACCGTCAAGCCACCCTTAGCCTTCGGCTCCACGTGGTCGATCGTTGGCCTGCATCCCAATTCATCACCGCAGTAGGCGCACCGATAATCCCAAGCCAGCAGAATCTGATCACGAGCTGAACGTCTGGTGATCAGCTGGCTGCCATCAATTCTGTGACGCCTCATGGATGTCGCCAGGCACAGGCACGCAGTTCACTTCGATCTCGATGATGTCCTCATCAGATCGGACATGCTCCGCCAGCTGGCTGTAAACATCACCGGGAATCAGATCGGCTGATGTGTCAGACCGTATGAACAGCTTGCAATGCACCTCAAGGAAGTAACCCGCCACGATGCGCTGCCACTGGCCTCACGGTAGCCGTGGCGTCAGTAGTCCCACCTCACCCGCGGCCGGCCCTGTCGGATCCCCAGATGCACGAAACCCTTTGGGGCGCCATAGCCGAGTGAATATGGCCAGTTCTGATCACACCATCGCTGCACCGCATTGATGTCGGCGCCATTGATGTAAAAGTCCACAGCACCGCAGCCGGGCCGGTACAGGTGCTCACTGCTGCTGGCGCCACCTACCGAGTGATTCACCGCTGGCGGCCGGTAGCCGCTGGTGATGATGATCGGCTTGCCACCGAACTGCGTTCGCACCCGCTCGAGGAAGGTGGCCAGTTCCGCGGCAATGTCCAGCTGGCCTTGATTGTCAAAGCGCCGCGCCTCCTGATCCAGCGCAAATTCTCCCACCCGGATGTGTGGTGTGATCCGTGCGCTGAATGGGCTTTCAGGTCGCAGTTTGGCCGGCTCCTGTTGCATTAGCGGCAGGTGCTTGCCCCATAGCTTGCCCTCGGCTCTCCTGCGCCGCATCAGCCCAGCTTCTACGTTGGTTCCAGGATTTCTGTATAACTCCAAAGCAGCAGGCACTGCAGCCCAGTCTCGGTCGCGCAATTTGGCCGTGATCGTCTCAAACCCAGCCAAGCCAACGAAATCAGAGCCGAGGTTGTAGGCAAAGCTGATCAGCGCTGATCGCTGGTTGTCATCCATTGCCTTCCAATGCGGCACCGTAATGGCCAGCTTGGCAGCGATGCGATCCACCTCCTGACGCAGCAGCAGATCAGCTTCAATCACCGTGATCTGATCACCGCACTGCACCTTCACACCGTTCTGATATCGCGTGGTGCCATAGCCGATCGTCCAAGGGTCGCCGCCGCTCAACGGATCGGGATAGGCGCTCAGGTGACAGCCCTCGAACTCTTTGATCAACGCGATCGCAGGCGCCAGATCGCTTTGCCTCCCATCTTGGCTCCAAGTCTCAAACCACGGCCGATCACGGCGCATGGCCACCGCATAGCCATTGGCCTGCAGATCACGCGCAAGCTCTTCAATGGCCGCAGCCTGATGCGGCAGGCCCTTGTAGTACCTGAACACCTGCTCAAGGCTGATGGGCGCTGTGTTGATCATGGCTCTGTCCAGGGTGCTCGGATCCGCAGCTCGTCAGGCTCGACGATCGGCGGTGGCGTGATTGGTGGTTGCGTCTTATGCCAGTCCTCGATCTCAGCATCGAGTCTTGGCTTCAGCGTGGCGTGGAACTTCTGATCCTGCGCCCATCGCTGCAGTTGCTGTTGCCAAGTCGGATCGCCGAAGCGAACCACCCAGGTCACTTTTTTGGGAACACCACCTTCAACGCCTTGATTACCAGCTGCACCCAGCTGTTTTCGCGGATCGGCAGCAGGCCGATCACCTCAGAGCCAGCGGCAACAACAATCGCCACGATGGCGAGGGTAGTGGCTTGATCCATGACAGCGGCGACGGATACTACGCCTTTTACGCTACCGGTGCCGTTCAATCGACGCATCCGATTGTATTTTGTGCTCCACCAGCTGCAGAAGGTGCGGCGCTATCAGGCTGAGCACTACCGCAGCGCCCATTCCCCATGCCACGCGATGCTCGATCTGTCTGAGCCGTGAAAAGACGTTGCTGATGTCTGCTCTGCGCTCGTTTGAGCTGATCAGCAGCGCTTCCATCTTGCCCTCAAGGCTGCCGAGCTTGTGATAGATGTCTCCGTGCGACACGTCCTCAGCTTGCTGCATTGGCTTGACAGGCTCATGTCATTATGCTATCGCCGGCGATCAGTAGGCGAGAAAGACGCCGCGACGGCAAACGGTTGCAGAATCAGGTTGCCTAGGTGGCGATCACGCCAACCGTGCGCAGCGCCGCCAGGGCTGCCTCCAGTTTGGATTCAAGCTCGACGCAGTATTCGAGCAGTTCTGCAACGGTTGGTGTGCTGGCGTCTGCGATCGTCACTGACCCATCAGGCGTCGGCAACGTGCCGCTTGTGGCCGTGGTGGTGATGTTGGCGATGGCGGTGTCGGAGTCGATCGCCAGCGTGATGCTGCCGCTGCCGTTGGTGACGCTGATGCCGGTCCCAGCGGTCAGCGTGGCCTTGGCCAGCGTGTTGCCAGTGGTATTGCCGATCAGCAGTTGGCCATCGGTGTAGGTGGTTTGGCCGGTGCCGCCATAGCCCACAGCGATCGGATCGCCGGTCCAGGTGCCATCAATCGGCAGGTATGTGAGGCTGTTCCAGTTGGTGCTGCCATCGCCGATCTTCAGCTTGTCCGTGTCGCTCTCGTGCCCGAGCTCACCGAGCAGCAGGATCGGATTGGCTGAAGTCCAGTTGGCGGCGGTATCAGTCCGCTGCGCCATCTGAACGCGAATAGTCGTAGCGGTCATGATTCAGCGCCTCCAGCTTGCAAGATAAGATCGGCGGCCGTTGCAGGAGCTGCATCGTCACCGTCCAGGATGAATGGCGCCGTACCTGTCATGGGATAGGACGTAAACGCTTCCTCAGCGCCAAGTGTGGCGCCCTGACCGGTTAAGGCATACAACAGTGAATTGCCGAGCAACGCCACCAGCTCCACGGTCACATCAGTGAAAACGCCCGACTGGGCCTCTTCTGGTTGTGTTGCGTATCGATATAAGGCAGTCGATGAGACCACATCGCCACCATTCCACAGTGACGGCGCAACGGTGAACGTGCGATGGTTACCACCTGAATCGACATAGTGCTGCCGGATTAGCGCCACTTCGGCCTGCGTCAGGTTGGTGTAGGCAAGCGTGATCTTGTAGTTGCTTTGTCGCAGGCTGTGACGAAACAACACCGGCGCACCGTTCTGTGTCTCCTCTGAAGAGACATTCAGGCCGCCTAGGTCGTAATTGACGGAGTTTGGCTCTAGCGATGGGTAAGCGGTCATACCAAGTACGGTGGCAGAAGCTGCAACTCCACTGTGGCGTTGATCACGCCGCAGGTCTCCTCAATCTGCGGTGATTCCAAATATCGCCAAAAATAGCCTGAGGGGAACGTGACGTTAGTAGCAGTCAACAAACTGCTTGGCAGATCAAAAGGCTCGAACGTGCCATGCAATGCGTAATGGCTGATGAGGCTGTATTTCTCTGCTGTTGTCAGAGCCGCAAAGCTGATGCGCAGAACATGAGCCACGCTTGCGTTGCTGTACCTGACGCTGGTTTCGTTGCCATCTAAGGCTGCAAACTCGCCGCTTGCCGCGATGCCTGGCGTGTAGGTGCGAATTGATGGCTGCAGTGATGGGAAGGTGGCCATGGCTAGATCTGCGGCACGCCGTTATATGTGAGCGATGTGAAGGATGCGTTCTGCACAACTTGATAGGAAATGCTTGTCGTTACGTTTTTGGATCCGCTTGAGATTCTTATCGGCGCCCCCCAGTTGGCTCCATCGTACAACTGATAGAAAACCTCAAACACGATTAGCCCTGTTTCACCGCACGAAAGGCTCTCATCAACAACAGAATCAGCTGTGATTCTGACGCCGGCAGCATTAAAGGAATACGGACCAAAAACAAGATCTAGCTCAGTAAATGTAGCTACGCCGGTATCGCATCTAGTCTCCAGAGTAAAGCCTATTCTCTGGATCCTGAATACGATTGCTCCAGTGGCCGGGAATATGAATGTCTTAGATAGCTCAACAGGCTTGGTCTTGCCCAGGGTGGTTGGGGGGCCATACCCCGATGGTGTCGATGGATCAGTGCAACGGCCTGTTGCAACAATCTCATTGCCGATTTCCGTGGATGGCACCGTGAAGTCATAACTTCCGCCAGTTGGCTCGTTTTGAGTCTCCAAGACAGTCTCTTCTTCAGTTGTCGCGTCAATACTGCTCCATGTCACCTGGCCTTCACATTCAAAACCAGATACACCCACTGAAATAGTGTCACCACTAACAGGTGCGCCATCTGTACCTGTGCCGCCAGTGATGACGCCTACGCCCGCCTCATCAATCGGCTGCTCTAGCGGGTCTTCTGGATTGTCCCATCCACCAATCGGAGGCACTGCGCCAGGCGGTAACGGATTCCCCTCGGGATCAGCATCTGGTGGCGACACATCAGGCCCAATCGGCGGCGCACCACCTGTTTCCCATGGAATGTCAGGGTCAGGCACTGCTGCATCTGGTGCGCCTGGTGGCGGCAGATCCACCTCTGTCTCATCCTCGGCTGGCGTGTCGTCAAAAGCCGGATAATCGATGCCAGAAGTGCCAGTAACAGTCCCCTGCGTCGCTGAATTCTCATCGCAGCTGTAATCACTGCGGCCTGATGCGATCGTGATACCAGGCGCCGTTGCAGCAGCAACCTCAAGCGCCACCAGGCTGCGGCCTTGCGAATCGATCGGGAAATGCGTCAGATCAAAAATGCAGGCGCCGCTGGCCGTCTTCTCAATGCGCTCGATTTCGTAGAGGAAGTCGTGATAGTCCAGCGCCGCTAGAGCCGTCTCACGCCGCAGCCTGACGCGCACAATGTCGCCCTGCGAAAGGATGCTGTTGTAATTGCCTGGCCGTACCGTCAGCCGCAGCGTGTGCGTGATGAACTTGCGTCGCGCCAGCCGGTAGGCGCCCACCTTGACTGCGTGCGTTTCGTTTGTGCAGTAGCCGCTGAGGTCATACTGCTCAAACGGCCCGGCAGCAGCCTCGCCGGTGTATCCGATCTGTGTCGTGCGCGGAAAGCCGATATCAGCATCCGGCTGTTGCCGCCACATCATCTGCAAGGTAACAGGCTGCCGATCAGCTAGCGGGATGTACTGAATCTCAAAACCATCCGGCAGCAGGTGATCCTCAGTGAAGGTGTAGTCCCAATCGATTGCAGTGATCTTGATCGTGTGATCGACATTCACCGGAAGCCGCGGCCTAAATCCGAACTTGCCGTTCAGCTCCACCAGACGCAGCAGGTAGTCGTTGCTGATTTGCTCAAGCCATTCATCCAGGTTGAGGCTCTCTTGGAAGACGCCATTGAAGTGCAGCCCGTTTGTCTCAGTGAAGTTCGCTGCAGCCAGCATCTGCGTGCTGTCGATCAAGGTGCTCGGGATCCGGCCCGACTTATCCATCAGGTAGAGCGCCAGGTCGATCACGTTGTTGCTGGGCCCCAGCGTGTCATCAATAACCCGCGTGATCTTGATGCCTTGACGGACAAATACGTGAAGTTGATGCGCCCATCGTTCGCTGCCGTCCACAAACGTGTTGACGCAGCTCATCGTCGTCATGTCTTCATATCGCCCTGATGTGCCGCAGTAATACGGGCAAGACCATGGGGTTTTGCCTGACACAGTGGTCACGAAGTTGCCAGGTGTCCAGGTGCCAGCCCTGCGGTCGTATGTCTGATTCCAGGTGCCCTGGCGGCATGGCCCCACAAAGCAATCAGCCAGATCGATCTGCGGCAGCTCACCCTCGCTCAGCACCACCATCGTGCTGACGGTCAAAGCATTGGTCGTGCCGTCATTCTCATAACGGGCTTCTGTGGCGCCAGGGCTCACAAACACTCCGCCATTGCCGGACACGCGACGGCAGAACACGATCGGGACTGGATCACCAATCCGTAAGGCACGCTGCTGCGACGTCAGATCATCCGCAGCATCCGCTGCACCCTCCACCAGCGGGGAATCAGCCAGACCGTTCTGATAGGTCAGCAGAGACAGCGGATCGGAGATGTTCAGGCTCATATCCGCAGCGGTGATCCGATCAGAAAGGTGGTGAATTTCCTTGGAGGCACCTGAGCGCCCACTGGTGACAAGCTACTTCCAAGCTCCACATCAAGCCTTGTGAAGGTGCCAGATACATCCACCACCTCAGCGGTATAGGTGGCGATTAGGGTCTGCCCGGCCTGTGGCGCAGTGTTGTCGAGGCGGCTATCAAACTCGTAGATCTTGAGCTCACAGAAGCGGCCAAGGCTCAGAGCAAGCGTGAACGCCTCCACCACGCTATTGGTGGCCGGCACCGGGATGCTCACGGACTTACCGCCACTGGCGCCAGACTCGGTGATGCCACTGGCGCTGAACGGCATGTAGGACCAGCTGGCTGCATCCAGCGTGATCGTCTGATTGACGTAATAAGTCTGCCAGCGCACGTAGGTGGTGGAATCATCAAAGATCCGCAGATATTGGCACTGAGCGCGGTTGCTCATCAGTAGGCCCCTTGATAACGCCGGCCGCCATAGGAGCGACTATTGCGGAAGATCTGGGTGCCATAGTCCTGCAGGGCCCGCTCCAGGTCGCCGATGGTGACATAGCGCTGGCCATCCTGCTGCAGCACTGGGCCAGTGGTGATTTGCACAGTGGTGTTGGCTGCACCACCACCACCAGATGCACCTGCAGTGCCACCATTTGCAAATGCAGGAATAACGCGATCACCGCGGACACCTGAGAGGTAGTTGGCCGCGGCTTGAGCCATCTTGTCTTCAGGGATGATGTACTCACGGCCAGCTTCACCGACCATGGCGAGCGTGGGTTGAGAGACGACACCACCAGCAGCAAAAGCTGGGACAGACACTGAAGGGATTAAGGGGATATCAGGCGCAGGCAGCCTATTGAACCCTGCGATCAGCTTATTGACCTGGCCTGTAGCGCTGTTGATACCCTTTGCGATGAATTGCAGCAGGCCGCGAAAAACTCCCTTGATCGAGTCCACAGCTTTCTTGAATGGTTCGGTCAGGAATTTGCCGATCGAACTAAATGCGGACTTCAAGCCACTGACTACTGCTTGGCCGCCTGCAGTCAATGGCTTGACGTAGTTGCTAAAGAATAACTTGGCCGCGTCCAAAATGATCTTACCGATTGCATTGAAAGCCGCACCGATCTGATCGCGGAAGGCATAGATGGCCGCTCCAGCGGCTACAGCCAATGCAATCCAGCCAACAGGGCCCGAAAAGACACCTATCAAAACTTGCCCAAGCGTACCAAGAGCAGCAACCAACGGGCCAATAGCTCCAGCCCAACCTGCAATAAGCGCTGGTAAGCCAGTCAAAATAGGAACCAAGCCAGCCAAAGCGGTAAAGATTGGCGCACCTATTGCGATAATTGCGCCAAGAGAGCCCAGCGCAATCACAAGGCCACTTAAGACGACAAGGGCACTTTGCACTGGCTCTGGCAGTTTTGCGATCGTGTCCACCAATGCAGTGAGACCCTTGACTAATGGTTCGATCACTGTCGTAACATTGTCGCCCAGCACTACCTGCAGGTCGTACCACTTCTCGCCGAGAGTGTCGAATGCACCGGCTAGGCCAGTAGCTGCAGCGGCAGCATTGCCGCCATATTGCTTCTCAAGCTCGGCAAGAATCAGCCGCTGCGCTTCGGCTTGCCTACCAGTTTCAACCAAAGTCTCGATCAGCGTCTTTTGATCCTCGGTGAACTGAATGCCCGATCTGCCAAGCGCAGAAAGCCCCTTGGCTGGATCATTCAGCGCCTTTGCAAGCTGCATGAAAGCACTGGATACATCAGTGCCACTTGTTTGCGCAACATCAGCAGCAGCGCGTGCCACGGCTTCATAACTGCTGACGCCAATCTCTTGGAAGCTGGTTAGAAGGCCAAAGCCCTTTCTAAAGTCTTCCTCGTTGAATAAGGTCTCTTCACCAAGATCACTGGCGATCTTTTGCAGCTTTTCGAGCTCGCCGCTAGCTGCGCCAACATTCTTCAGGCCGTTCTCCAGCAGCTTGGTCTCAGCTTGGAAGCTGCTGAAAGTATCGATAGCGCCTTTCAATACTGCGCCAGCACCCAATGCTGCCAATGCACTTGTTGCGGCACGCGCAGCTCCGGCCATGCTGCCAAGCCCTTGGGATAGCTTCCCGGCTCGTGTCTCAACACCAGTTAGCGATTTCCCGAGCTTGTCCACCGCACCCGTGCCGGTGACATCTGCCCTGATCTTGAGCAGCGCTTCCATTACGGCCATCAGGTGCCTCCAGCCTTGCGGTTGATCAGCTCACGAGCATGGAGCTCCATCAGCTGTATGTCCTCCATCATCGCAGCGGTCAGCTGTAATCCAATGATGCCGGCAACCTGCAGCACCGCCACATAGTCCAAACCGATCACGCCGACGCCACCAGTGCGCCATTGCGTCAGGCATCGCTGGAACAATCCAACCACTGGCGCCAGTTCAGCCCACAATGTGTAGGTCTCAGGCTCTAGGTGATGGCGCTCCAAGATGACGCCATAGGCCGCAGCATCAGCCTGCAGCTGCGCCGTGTCACCCTTGCTGGCAAACAGGTGATCAACGGCGCCGGTCAGTTTTTTGCTCGTGCCTTCTCGTGCGC